CCCTCCGTCAGAAGATCCCTTTGGCGTTTGACGAACATCCATTTTAATGTTTTTCGCACGCTTTGCGTCACCTTCTATGGCCTCGGCCCGCCCTTGTTCATAAAAGAACTTGGCGAATTTATCAGGATTCATAGCCACTGATAGTGCTCGGTGATAACCCTTTGAATCTTTAATCAAGCCATCTTCACCAACGTAATTACTTATAAAGTTTACTATGTCGGATTGAGACTTTTTTAAATCCCTAGCATTACCTGGAGAGAACGTGTATGATTTGTCATCAATGCTGAAATCAAAACCTTTGAAATCATTATTGAATACTTTTGAAGTTTCTTGATTGAACCACTCGACTCTTCTTTCCGCTTCCTGCCTCTCACTTTCGGCACTATTAAGGTACTCTCTATACTGCTGTAAAGCATTTTTATCATCCTCCGAGATGGCGGCACTTGACTCAAGCGGGGCCTTATACTTTTCTCGTTGGTTATTAAAGTGCTTCTTAGCTTTAGCGAGCTCCTTTTTCCTTTCTATTCTTTTAGCCTTGATTTCTCTATCCTCCATTAAATCTTCATCCATATGAAACTTGTCATACATCATGTCTTCAATGTCAGATTTATCAAGGCCATCCTCTGTTTCTAAATAATAATTTAGCAATAAGTCATCTTCATTAAAGTCATCAGAGGATTTGTTTAGTCTTATGAAGTCATCCATGCCCCTACCAGTTTCTTTTTTATACTTGTAGTAGGCTGCAACGTCTTCAGGTAAATCTTCTGATTGAGACCTTTCAGCAAGTAACTCATCAACAGAGTCTATAGTTTTACCATATCTGTCAGATATATATGAAAGAACATCTTCGTCACTAAATGACTTTTCTTCCTTTAGTTGCTCTTCCTGCTGAACTTCTTGCCCCTCCTTCTCAATTTCAACAGTATTTACAACCGGTTTTTCTTCATTCAAAGATTGCTCATGCTTGTCTAATAGCTCTTGCTCAATCTGTTGACTTGACTTTGACTCCTCAGAGCCAAGGTCTCTTACTTTAATTTCCATAGATTAAATTTTACTCAAAGTTAGTATTTTCTTCCATATTAAAATTTTGTAGCATATTAGGGAATTGTAAGTTTACTCCAGGCCCTTTGTCTTCAAAACTCATCGGAGGAAGATTATTTTTTCTTTGGTTTATAAGTTTGGATTGTTGAGTGTTTTGACGGTCTATTCTTGTCTTTTTACCGTCTTCTTTGGCGATATCTCTTTCTTCTAACTTGGATTCTTTAAGTTCAGCCAATTGATAATCAAACTCAAATTGCTTTTGCATTAATAAGGCTTTCATTTCGGTTTCCCTCATCATTTTTTCCATTTCAAACTTAGCCCTAATTGCCATCTCTTTGACATTTGATTCGGACTCTATTTGAGATTTCATTGCCTGCATTTGTATTTCGGCTTGTTTGTTTTGGTTGTCCATTTCCGCCTTAAACTGCATTTGCGCCATAGCATCGGCTTGGACTTGGTCTGCTCTTTTTGATTTCTTTACTTTAAGTAATTGATTGGCAGTTTTCGTGTTTTTTATTTCTCTGATGTCAATAGCATCCTCTAGCCCAATATCACCCTTTTGAATGGCTAATTGAATGTTTTGCTCAAGTCTTCCTTTTTCTTCTTCATCAGGAGATACATCTATGAATATGCCGTAGTCGTACAAGTAGTATTCACTAATGTCTTTTATTATTTCAGACTTGTGTCGACCTATTTGCATCGCTATTTCCTCGGCATGATCTATGTACTCCATAGCATCTGAAATACGCATAGATATAGCTTGAGCAAGCTCTCTAGTTACAAAATGAGATGCATCAAGAATGTGTCGTGTTGCAGTATTAGAATTTGCCGCCGCTAGTTTTTGAACCCCCACTAATGCATTTGAATCAGGCATTGAGCCATCTCTAGCTTCATTTAGCCCCGTCACATCTCTAATCATTCTTAAGTAGTGATTATAGTTGTTTATTAGCGCAGACATTTTTTGACCACCCGAATGCCCAGTTATGGGCTGAATAGGAACTCTAGCATTATTAAAGTCTCCGTCTTGGGTAAATGAACGCCCAACAACAGACCCTGTTTGAAAGTACAACCTTAATGCATCTTCGGGATTGTATGCCGCACCTGTGCCCAAATCAACCTCATTAAGACCATCCGCATCAATGAAAACTCCATCTGGAGTCATTCGATTCATTACTTGCTGTAACTTAAGGTGGGTAATTTGAATAAGGTCAGCGAATGGAACCATTCTTCTTACAAGAGATTCAACATTGCCTTTGTACATCCTAGGGGCTACAGCAACATAGTTTGGTATTGCGTGCTGAGAAGCAGATTTGGGCCTAACCATATTCTCCATAAGATTCCATTTGAGAATAATGCTCGTACCCATCACCATCACACCCTCATACCAAACGTCAATAGTTTTTTCCACCATCTCAAACTTCCCATCCTCCATCATTTCTTTTGGGGGGTTAAAGTCCGATGGCTTGTCAATTATTTTTACAGAGCCATTTTCTGACACCTTTTTCTTGTACTTAAATGTGTTTGTGGTTTTGTAGTTAAAGTAAAGAAGGGTTGCGGTGTCTTTTCTAAAGGTGTCATCCCCATAGGTGCTAGGCTCGTTGTTGTAATCATAAAAGCCATAGCTATACTCTGAAATTTCTTTTAAATCTTCTGTGGTTAATGAGGGGTCTATTTTAATCAACTCCCCCACAGGCACGGTTTTAACTTCGCCCCAATAAAAGCAATCTTTAAAATAAGGATCCTCTGTGTAACTATGTATTACGTCAGATGGATCAACATATTTTAATTCTACCCCAGAGCCTAAATTAAACTCATGCTTGGCAACACCCATGCCCAAAACAGCGATGTCATAGTTTACTCTTTTTTTCAAGTCCTCGTAAAAATTATCTTCTAAGACAGTAGATATTGCTGTTTCTGCAGCTATTTCTATCGAGGGCTTATACTTAAGTTGCATAATCAAATCCAACTCGTCGTCGTTTGTTGGAGTGTCAACCCTATCCATAGTAAATGCATCAACCCCGAAAGCATCCATAATTTGATCTAGCTCTGCCGAAGCAACCATTTCTGCTTTTAGGTTTTGCTGATACGTGGTTCTTTTATGAACAGATATAGGGTCTTGAGCCACAACCTTAACATCAAATATTCTATCTGACATGCCATTGACAACAATGTCAACAAACTTAGGTATAATAGGCACAGGTGTCCAATCAAGGTTTAGATAAGACAAATCCCCATCTACAGCAATTTCTTTTTTATACTTTGCTATTGACTGCTCTCCACGAGCATACAATCTCATTTTGTGAAACTTTCGATACCTATTATAGTACCTACCTCGACTACCATCTTTTCTAAACCATTCGTATTGGATTGCTTGTCCAATTCTTAATCCGAACTCAGGAGTTGCTTTCTTTTCATCAGAAACAAACTGGTCGGGGAAATAAGCCGATGGTATATCTACGCTAATTTTCTGCATCTATCTTAATAATTGGCTATTACTACCCTTGTTATTATACCTTGCAAAGTTAATCTTTATTTTTGATTGTCTAACTTCGGGTTTATATAGGTGTTTTTGGTTGGCCATGATGGCTAGTCCTGAACTAATTGACGCATCATACTTTGTTCTGTTGTTTACATCAAACTTAGCCCAATCCTCTAAAGTTTTTACAAAGGGCATTGACCCTATGTCTCCAGCTTCTCTGTATTCGCCCACAAGGTCTAAGCCTACATACTTTTCAATGTAAGACTCTATAGCGGATGCGTGAGCCTGCTTTATGTCCTCGGATGAGTTAGGTATACCCCCTATCTCTCTTTCGGTCTTAGATAGCTTGTTAGATGCCTTGTCGGGCCTGTTCATAGAGAACGCCCTGTACCCCCTGTTCTTAAAGTGGTAAAGCAGCCTGGCCTTATTGTTCTCTGCAAGTATTGGCATTCCATAAAACACACAGGCCATCAATACATCCTCAAAAAACATCTCTGCCGTTTGTGGCCTAGCAATATACTCTAAGAAGAACTCATTACAAGGACCCTCGTCCATATGGAATTTAGTAAGCCCATGAAGAGCACCATTAGATGCTCCTCCGCCTACAGTTCCAGATATATCATAAGGGTCGCACCCAAAAGACCCCATGTGCTCATTGCCAGGGTGTCTCCTGCCTCCCCTCATAATTACATTGTTCTGCAAGTGTGCTGGAGGAATCCAAGACAACAAAAACCTTCCATTGTTATCAGGAGTCCAAATTACCTTGCTATCAGGGCCATCCTTCCAATAGAACTTGCCCCTTGTAACAAAATGCTCCTTTATTACAGAGTCGTTATAGTCTATCTGCTGATATATCTTAGTCAAGTTAAATATGGAGGACTTACTCTCATCTCTAAAGGCGTGAGACTCTGTTCTAGGGAACTGACGATAGAACTCGTTCAGTGCATTGCCATCAGACTTCAAAGACTTCACTTCGTTATCCCAATACGTAATAGAACCGGTAGATATCATCTCGCCATCCACACCTTCCAACTCTACAACAGGATCATCGAACACGGGCCATCCAAACTTATTTATGTACCCCTCGAAGTTCCACTCCATTGGAACGAATAAAGAATATAGACCACTCTTGGTTTGGCCATTAGAGTTTCTATTGGAAGGGTCAGAGTTCACGTATAAACTCTTAAAGTTGTCACCCCCTTTATTTAGTGCGTTACAAGTAGAGCCCATCATGCACTTCCCAACAATTCGGCTACCTAGCCTCAAGCAGGTCTTAGTTACACGCCAGTTGTTTAGAATGTTCTCAGGCTTCTCCCACTTACCACTCTCGTCGTGTACTAGTAGTTTCAGTTTCTCACCATCGTAGCTGTTGTCTGCTGTGTTCTTCCAGTCAATAGTCGTATCGAGGCCATCCATATCGTCATCCATAACCTCGTGCATATTCTTCTTTGTAATCTTAGAAGCTGGAACACGAAACGCCAACTCAGTCTTTGGCTTATCCATACCATCCTGTATTGGCTTGAAGAAGAAAGGATAATTATTGGCTATTGGTACAATCTTATCTACGAATAGTTTCTTAGCATCGCCCCCTGTCTTAGATAACACCCCAAGCCTAGAGTCTTTCGCTAACGTTCCAAGATTAACAGACTCTGATGCCCCCATAAACGAAAACCCTGACCGCCTAATCTTTAGGTAGCACATACCAAAACACCTCTTATCAGCCTTGCAAGCCTCCCAGTATATGTAGAATATTCTATTGGCTTCCCTGAAGTCAGGATACCCAACGTCAATCTTAGTCCACTGCAAGTACATGTAATGAGAACCTGTAAGGTAGGTTGGCTTACCATAATTCATATACCAAAAACCATTCTCCCGATTGTCGAACTCCTGCTCGATATAGTCAACCCACATCGACTTGAAGTCAGACAACATCTCATTCCATTGGAATATTGACTTTATTCTATGCAGTTGTCTAGGATATTCCTTGCGCTCCCAATACTGCTCGTCTTTCTTTTTACTCCTAGAGTAAACATTCTTGGGTTGCTCAGGAAGGCCTATAATAAGGCCATTGATATTATACACCTCCCCCAACGTGCCGTCACGAGAAATGATTATGATATCATACTTTTCGTCGTAGCCGTACTTCCAGCTCTTCCCCTTATTCTTTTGTCTTATGACTTGCTTGGGGATACCTGAGTCAACTACTCGATATAAACTATTTTGACCTTCGTTCAGCAAATCCTCTAGTTGAACTTTTAACCTCGTTAAGTGCCTCCTTCTCCGCCTCGATTCTTGATAGTATCTCGAACGCATCGAATATGGCTAGCTTCTTTGACGCAGCAGCATTCTTCAGCCTGTCAGCAGCGAGTTCATCATCAGGATCTGGCTTGATGATATTTTCCTCAGCCACCTTGATGAGTTGCTGTACAGCCTTATACCCTGCATCAATAATTTTTTTCTTTATCTCTGAAGTGTTCACTGTACTTTTTATCCCAACTCCAGTCTCCTGTTTTTTTGAATTGCTCATAAATCCATATTGCGTCAGGGCATCTCTGCCATCTGTACTTTCCTTTTATTCTTTTCAACTTGCATCCGCATTGAAGCCACCTTTCTACTTTTTCCACTGAATCGTAATGTTCTCGGTAAACATCCTATATAGGTCCTCACCATCTATCTTAAACTCATATTCGCTATCGGGTTCAAAAGATATCCTGTCCCCAACACTAAGACCCAGCTCAACGAGTTCCCTATTAATATACTTAAT